ATATTGATCTATCAACAGACTCATGCATTGGTTTTAAAAATGCCCCATGAGTTGATGGATTAGAAACGAAGTCAAATGCAATTAATTCAAAATCATCTTGCACTTCAACTGAACTTTCTCCTAACTGCTTAACTGACCCTAAACCTCTAGAAGATATACCTAATTTAATACCACACTTAAATAACTCCTTTAAAATATTTCCCGATGGAGTTGATAAAATTTCTACAGTACCAACTAAATCTTTTCCATTCCAATGCATTTCTACAATGTTATGAGATACATTATTTAAGTTTACAACTGAAGAATCTGGATGATCTAACTCACCCAAAGCTCTGCGTTCCTTAATATTAATGTCAGAATATTTTTTAGCTTCACGCATTAATACTTCTTGAGGATAAACTCGACCATTTTGGTTTTTAGCATCAGCTCGTTGCAATACCCCTTTAACTAATAATCTACCGTTATTTTTTTCCATAGACTCATTAATCATTTCCGGGGTAACGTCAAACGTAATGCAATCTACTAATAATTTTTTATTTTCCATATTAAGATGCTAATTCTTTTAATTGTTTTGAAACTCTCAACAAACGCTCACTAATTTTAGTAAGATTTTCACGTGACGATTTCCAATACACACTGTTGTCTACTCCTATCTCTTGTTTCAATCGTACATTATGATTAACGACTTTTTCAATTTCTTTTAACCCTCTATTAATAAAATTAATTGATTGGTTAATTTTTTGTTTAGGAGATGCTATAGGATCTTTTTTATACTCGCTATATGCAATTTCATTTAAAAACAATTCCGAAGACATTTTCTTAAATTGTGATTCTTTTTTCACAGTCTTCGTTTCATTTTTTGCTTTTTTCTTTACTTTTTTATAACCTAACATTTCAATAGTATCATCACCTAACTCACCAAAGGCATTAGGAGTTTCATATCCACCAGCTCCTGCAGACGTCGACATTTCATCAACCATATCTTCAATGTTAAAGTCGTCTTGTTCATCATCGACTAACTTTGAATTATCTTCTACATTAACGGTTTCGTTAAGTAATTTCTTTTTTAATGTATTAATATATGACATAAATTTAATTAATAAGCGTAAAACAAATGAACATGTTTGCCGGTAGATAATGATCCGGAAATTCTATAAACTCCTAAATCATATATAATGTTATTTGAAAAATCAGATAACGACATTTGACCGCCATTACCTGTTCCGTTATCAGCTAATGTTAATGTAATTGTATTAGAGTTATCATTAGTAGACATACCAATAACTCCGGCATATGATCCGGTGGCAGTAAATGGTAGCATAGCATTATCTACTGTTATTATCCTTTGATATTTTGCAGGTCCTGAATGATAAGTTCTAGCTGGTGCTGAATAAGGACCTTGAATTGGATTTGCGTTTGGCATAATTACGATTTTTTAAGTTCTTTAATTAATTCATGATAACGTAACAAATTTAAAATGTGATTGTCTTTAACTGTTTTTACGTCTTTATACGTTCCAACTAAATTAGCTACTTCAGTTAATTTAATTTTAGTTACTTTATCAGTTACTTTTGAATTAAGAGCTTTTAAATCTTTTTGAATTTTAGTTACTTCATTAACTAAAAAAGTTTTTAACTCTGAAGAATCGTTAACTGAATTAATATATTGTCTTAATAAAGACTTTTGTCCTTCATTTAATTTAGAATATTTAGTATTAAATTTATCTACTAAAATTTTATATGACAATAAACGAACTTCTTTATCTTGCTTTTCAAACGCTGCCATTTCATTAAGCGCAGCTGACTTTTTTACGTCTTTACGAGTAATGTGTTCAATTATTGTATATTTATTTTCAACAATTTCTGAAGGGTTATCAGATACAGTATATTCAAATAATTTATAAATTGAAGCTAAAGTTTTATAATTATTAACCTTTGCTTTAAAGAAATCTTCTAACACGTAGTTAGATTTAATTTCTTTAATCAAGTTATACTTTTGTCTATTTAATATAGAATGGTTTAACTTTGTTTTAGCTTGCAACACAGCTTCAATTAAATGAGATGCTTTATCTTCTTTGTTAAATTTCTCTTTAACTAAGGTTTGATATAAGTCAAATTCTTTTGAAAGCTCTGTTGATTTACCAAAATATTTTTTAATAATCGGAATAGCTTTTGAATCTATGTTATTCAAAGTATCTGACGCAACTTGGCGTACAAGCAATTCAAATAAGACGCCAGTGTTTTTAAACTTTGAGTGTTTTAAATTTTTCATTCAGAATACGAGTTTTAATAATAAATATGAACCTTTTAATTTATTTTAAATTTCACCAGGAATAATGTTTGTATTATCTGATAAGTTATTGATTTCCGATAATAATGAAGTCTTTTTAGTTACTAATTTAGTTAATCCGTATTTTTTCATTAAATCTACAGATTCATTTCTAGCATTCTTCCAAGCTACTTTACCAATAGGATCATATCCTCTAGGATGATCGTGAGTATTGTATTTCATACCTTCTTTAGGTCGACCAGCTCCAGGCCATCCACCTTTAGGCGTACGTTCTTTTTTAGCTTCACTGTCATACTTTTTTTGAAGTTTTAAATCAACACCATCTTTAACTGGCTTTTCTTTTTCTTCTTTACCTCCGCCTCCAAATGGATTAGCTCCAGCTTCTTCCTCACCACCCTCTTCTTCACCTCCACCACCAAATGGATTGCCGCCTTCCTCGCTACCTTCTTCTTTATCTTTTTTACCTACTTTGCTAGCAGGATCTTCACCTTCTTCTTCCATTTTCTTATAACGGAAAGTTTCTTTTTGATCTTTTAATATTCCTAACGTTATATTATTAGATTCTTCTTCAGTGAAATTAAATATATTTTTATAAATCCATTCTCTAGACATTAATTTCTTTTCGACCATCGAGCCGGCTAACTCTACTTTAGTATTATATAAAGTTATTTTTTCCTGTTCATAAATAGTCGACGGAGATGTCATTGAAAGTTCAAAATCAACTAATTCTGCATTTTCAAATCCTTGAGCAAATAAATGCACAATAGCAATTTTATGAAGTTCTGAAATTACCATACGTTGAATACGCTCAATGGTTCTAGCAAAACGAACATCTTCAGCTGCTAATGTAGCTTTACCTGAAATACCTTCTTCATATCCTAAAAATGCTTTAGGCACTTTAAGTGCTGCCATCATTTTATTACGTAGATATTCAATATCATCAATACCGGTAAATTCCATACCTGATAATGTATCTATTTCAGTTCCTGATTGTCCACCACGTACTGGTAAAAAATAATCTTCTAACATGTTTTGCATATTGAATTTTAAATTATACTCTCCTGTGTTTGGATCTAAATAAGGAGTCTTTTTCATTTGGTTAATAATACGTTGCATAAACGCATCAACCTCTTGAGGTGGAATATTCCCTACATCTACTTTAAATATACGTTTTTCTGGAGCTCTCATAATACGATGAATTAACATCGCATCTTCCATTAAAGTTAATTGTTTCCAAACTTTACGAGCTGGTTCAATCATTGATTTACCATATGGTAAGAAGTTTGAATCATTTAATAAACGGAAATGAGCAATTTCAAAATTTTCATATGTAATATTACCTCCACCTAATTGTTTAAATTGCACGTGATATGGATTATTTGGGTCCATACCTTCTTCACGTATAACTTCATAAGCAGACATTGGTATTATATTAACAATTCCAATTCCTTCTTGAATATCTAATTTTAAAAATAAATCTCCATACTTACACATATTGCGAACCCATGGCCACAAATTGAAATCTACATTTAAAATGTCATAAAATAAATTATGAAGAATTTTCTTAATATTTTCATTGTCGCTAGTAATTCGTAATACATCTCCAAAATCATCTTTCATTACTGTTTCATCAGAATAAATGTCTAATGCAGATGCAATAATAGAATCTTGATCCATTACTTCATAGTCTGTATATAATTCTGTTTTAGATGAAAAGTAGTTATAATTTGGGTTATACGTATTCATCGAGTGAGGTTTCACTCCATGTAGTCTAGTAAATCGATCAATGTATTTTGAGTTAT